CGCTGTCACATGACACGTCTCCATGAACTTAATCATGAAAACGGACGGAACCTGTTAAGGTCGCGTAAATGCGCTTTGACAGAAAGCCGTCTAAGAGGTAGGGTCTACCTCAAAGACCATCAGGGTGGCCGAGCGCCCAGAGATTTTATCTTTGGCAATAGCAACTGAAAAACAAGGCCTCACAAACTCATAACCATGAAGATATATAGACATCAAAATAATAACATAAACTTATTCATTGGGAACTTGTCCCTTATAAACAAGTATATATTACAGTTTGACTCCACACTATCCTCTAAGGTTACTAGTACCTTGACCAGGAAGGTGAGTCTACTATGTAAGACCCGTGGAAGCATATTTGCAATATCTTGGATCAAAGATCTAAGGGTTGCTTTATACGCCTACATTGGTGATTACAAAGTAGAAATACATCTTTTATCACGATATAAGGATGGTATACCAAAGGCCTTTGGGCCAGAGGTTGCCAAACTTTTACGGATAAAGGACATTAAGACCATAAGATTTCTCCTAACCCTTTTACAGATTAGTAGATTCATAGAGGGTCAGAAGGATCCTGACTACACACCGATAACGGATGAACCTTCGTACGACCAGGAAATCCGTATGGAATTCCGAAGTCGCGTTGGAACAGCGCTACGGTGTCTGAAAGTTTCCTCTCGGAAACATCCAGTCTGGATCAAACCTCACTTCACAAGTAAAGGCTCACCATCAGGACCAGCTATGTACTCACTTAAGAATGATCTATTTAACTTACCCGATAAACTTATCAAGGATATCGAAGTAGTCAGTGGACCATTGTTAACACAGTATATAGCTAACTTAAAATCTAAGCCAGAGATCATTAAAGTCTTTAAAGATCCGAAACCGGAAAAACTTAACCGGTTAAGGGCCTTGGGACTAGTTAATGATACTGAAGCAAAGACTAGAGTTATTGCCATGGCTGACTATTGGACCCAAACAAGTCTACTTCCTCTCCACGATGATTTACTCACCGTGTTAAGAAAAATAGGCTCAATGGATCTAACATTCGGTCAAGACATAAGTCCCTTTGGTAAAAGTGAACACAATTACTATAGTTTTGACCTAACAAGTGCGACAGACCGTCTACCTAGATTCCTCTACGTAGATGTTCTATCAAAACTTTACGGTGAAAACTACAGTAAAAGCTGGGAGAGAATCCTAGTTGATTACGAATTCCACGGTCCTGACGGCGTTACACGTAAGTATAACACAGGTCAGCCTATGGGAATGTACTCATCTTGGCCTCTCCTGGCTCTTGTTCACCATACCATAGTACAAGTAGCTGCTCTGCGTTTGGGCTTTCGCCGATTCGTCGACTACAGAATACTTGGGGATGATATAGTGATCCGCCACAATGAAGTGGCGTTACAGTACCAAGCAATACTCAAACAACTTGGTGTGGGAATCTCAAAGACAAAAACATTGATATCGAAAGATACCTTTGAATTTGCCAAGAGGCTCTTTTACCAGGATGTCGAAGTAACTGCGTTTCCTATACGTGGTATAAGTGAAGCTACCCAATCAGGGTGGCAAGACTTATACAGCGTAATGGAAACTGCCTCCAAAAGAAATTTTGGGGAGCTCTTGACGCTGATAATGCCCCGGCTAGTTGAAGAAATATACAAGGTAAACTCTATGCCCTTATATCTAAACTCCTTATCAATGGAAAAACGTAAGAATCTTGGAAAAATATCCCAAGAGACTAGACGTTTTGCTATCAGTAAGGGTAGACGATTAGGACGCATAGCAGGATACTATTGTAATACCTTCTACATCCTCGCTAACAACCAGAGACCAGAACCTATCTTTCGACAGGTTATGGATTTCTGGAGAGTTAACGTAGGGTGTACGACAAATACAAAGATGGTACTTCGTGAGTTGTACCAACGGTATAGGTCGGAACTAGACAGTGAGTTAAGATCTGGCTACGATCAGACATTGAGGACTTTATCAAAGTTGATAAATGTTCCTGAACATCTGATTGTAGATCGACTGTATGGAATCGAGGACTACGCAGGGTCTGACCTAACGGAACCAATAGTATGGGTTGCGTTAGACCAGGCTATGCGCGTCGAAGACACCTCACTCGAAAATCCGTCTGATCCATCAGGACCCGCAGATTTCAATACTTGGGCAGATACCTTAAGAAAGGTAAATGTCCGGATATTGGATCCAGCGATGTTTGATAGATCCAGAAGATTCCAGAGAGATTTTCGTCTGATGTCATCTTGTTCTACAAGGACTTTTGCCCTTTTAGGAAAAGAGACAGTCAAACTCCTACCAGATTTGCGAAGGGCTGATAAGGCCTTTAGCAATCCGCGGAAGCGGGGGACTCTGGTAGTGTCGCCTAATGGTACCTCTCCAGGTAGCCAGAAGGCCGGTCCCCTATGCGCGTCGAAG